TTAAAAACATAATCAGGTTCTGAAACAATTTTAGTAAATTCTGTAGTGACTATATTTTCTGAGTTTGAAATTTCATATTCAATTGCTAATGAAGTAAATGTATAGAGACTTTCAGATGAAATTACAGTAAATTCATTTTCACCTTGGACAAGTTGTTTAAATTGTAATTCCGAATTTGGATAATTATCCAAATTTCTAAATCTTACAATACGTTTACCTTCAAAAATAGAATTGGACGGAGTTGTTAGTGAATCTCTAAAATTTCTAAGTTCTGGTGTTTCCTGGAATAGAAATTTAAAATAAAAATCAATTCCTTGAGGAGTTCCTTTAGTAATATAAAAATCTTTTACTCTTTTTAGGATGGCATCGATGTTTAATCCACGATTTAAATTATCTTCTAATACATTTTTAGGAAAATCAGGTAAATACTGTTCTCTAAGTTTTTCTAAAAAGTAAAAAAGATATATGTATGACTGATTATATACGATAGTACCTGCAGTGTGTGCAGATGCTACAGTCTGAATATTTGCAGTAAATCCAGAATCAATTTCTAATGAATTGTATATATACCCCCTTGCAATAAGTTCTAATCTTGTTACTTTTTCCCCATCTACAAGATCAGGACCTAAATTTTTATATAAAATAACTTCGTCATCAATTTTTATTAGTCCATTAGGAGCAAAAACGGGAGTGCCGCTTAATAATAGTTCGTCAGAGTCATCTTCAATATCAGAGTATAGTACTGAAGATATATCTATCCCAGTATACGTCTCTACATTAATCAAATCTCCAATATTATTCAGTAAATCTAAAGCATTACTATTTGTTTCTAAGAACGCATAGTAATCCTTTAAGAAATTTACAAAATTAGGATATTCAGACGCATAATACTGAGGTACTTGCGATGAAACCGTATTAGATACTCTTAAGTCGTTAAACATGTTTTAACTTGATACTGGAATTTGTCCGACACCTGAAGATCTTGAAGATGAAGTTAATTCATCTAAAATCACGTTTACATTAACACCAGATGGATCAATTGTTAGATATAAATCACGCAATGCAATAATATCATTAGACGTTGGGACTACTGAGATACTAATTTCTCCACTATCCCCCAATACACTGTTAATGTTGATGTTATTGATATTTATTTCACCTTTTTCATAATCTATAGAACCTATATTAGTACTGAAGTATTTTTTTACGTCTCCTACAAGTCTATAAACAGCAATAGTTCCTAAATCATCATATTTTTCAAAGAAAAATACAAATTCTGAAGGTTGCCCAGTAATCTTAAACCCATTTGAGACTATATTACTGTTTGGTGAAATTCTATTACCAAAACAAACTTCATAAGAAGCAAATACATTAGGAAAAACTTTTAAATTCTTTCTCATCCTAATCCTGGTAATATTTGATGTAATACCAGGATCACTGTCATCAATAGTAGAAACTAATTTACTATATTTGAACTTACTATTAAATTTATTAAGATCAAATCCTGTAGCAAAGTCTATAACGGTATTTCTGACAACATTTGCCAATTGAACCTGAGTTCTCTTACTTTTTCGAGAGTTGTAGTACACATAAGTATCAACATCAATATAAAGGAAGGAAGGATCTACTATTTCAGGAACAACTGTAAGTATTGTGTATTGTCTGAGTTTTCTAATCAAATCCAATTTAGCACTTGTAGTTAGTGCAGATGCTCCAATTGGTTTTGCAGCAACAAAAACTTTACCATATTGTGGAGGGTTTGCTTCTTCACCTCCATATACAGTTAAAGACTCTAAACCAGGACTAAGTTGTTTTACTAAAACTTCATAATCAGAAACAGTAACTGCTCTATTTTGTGCAGAAAAACTTCTTGGAGCAAGAAACTTAATTGAAGTAATACTTTCTGGATCTGCTCCCCCTGCAGAAAAATCTACTACAGTAATAGAGGGTTGAGATGCAGAATAAGAATTATTTGATTGATCAGATAATCTTCCTATAAAGGAAAACTCAGAACAGTCATTACCAAGTGTTTTATCCGTAGTAATGTAAGAAATACTAATTTGATCATTATTTAATAATTTTCTACCAAATGTACCGTCACCAAAAATTAACTCAAATTGTTCATTTTTATTCTCTTGAATGAAATAAACCCGACTTTCCGAGTTTAATTGAGTAATATCTTCTACAAGTTTGTATGTCTGCGGTACAGCAAAATCTGTCTCATTAACTATTACCTGAATTAAATTTAAATCTGCGTTTGCATCTGGAATAATAAATTTTTGCTTGGTTGAAGTATCAACATTATAAGTAAAATTAAATAAATTTCCTTGATAAACTTCAATATCTTCAAACAACACCCTGGATCGTCCGCCATTATTGAGTGTAGTTTGTTTTGTTATTGGAGTTGGAATTGAAAATACAAAAGATCCATTGTCTCCAGTCCCGGTAAAGACACTTCCAGAATTTAATGTTAATTGAGTAACTGAAGAGTTTACTGGAAGTAGTATATCAAGAGTTATTTTTGCTTTTGCCGCTGTAGCAGATCTTGGATTATAACCGATTGTTTGAGCAAGAGAAACTACATTCTCTCGAATTGAAGCAGAATCAAGAAATACTTCATTTGCAACAAGATTGGCATTTAACGCACTATAATACGTATTATATGCTAATACATCAACCAATTGAGATAATACAGAACCTTCAAAATTATAATCAGTAAAATTTGGTGAAGCACGCAAATACTCCCTCAAACTTTGTTTGACATCTTCAAAATCTAAATTAGTAACTTGATTAAATGCCATTATACTCTTTCTAAGACAAGATTAAGGGACTGTTGATCTAAGGGAATGCCAACAATAGTATATTTTATCTGCAACTCTAAACTATTTGTATATTCATCGTAAATTCCTTCTACTTCATCAAAAGTAATTCTTGGTTCAAAAGATTCTAATGTTATTTTTATCTGATTTGCAATATTATCTAACGCAACAGAACTAAAATTTTCAAATAAAACATTACCAATATCACTACCAAATAGTGGTTGGAAGGGTTTTTCACCAAATTGTGTCAAAACAAGCGTTCTTACTGCCTGCTTAATGGCATCTTCATTTTTTAAGACACCAACATCCCCAGTAATAGGATTTGCACTAAAACTGGGGTTTAAATCAACAAATTTTTTGGATATAGTTGCCATTTTAGCATCTCTTATACTTTATATATCAGGTCAACCACTCGGCATAGTCATCAAAACCTCCTTTACCGCCACATGGACGACTTAAACGATCCTCCGGTGGAGTATTTTTGGGTTTTTGTGCTTTTTTTAAGTAATAGTCCGCTCTGGGATCGGTAATTAGTACCATCCCAGACTCAATAAAATCAATACTTTGATCTGGTATTGGATGATTTGCCATGTTTACCTCAAAAACTCTGTTTCCAGAACTTTTTGGGAGGTTTCTATCTCCAATTTATTTATTGCCAATGATTATTGGGTCTTTCCCACCAAAAATGAAGGTCTTCAACATCATCATCATAGTAAAGTGACACCAGATCACTCTTAAATTTACTATGAATGTTCTCACAAAGAGACAATGTGTAGTAATTTTTGGGTGTAAACGTCTCCATAGACTGTGTAATCCAGGTGTAGTTGCCACCACGAATGACTCCTGCCTCAATCAGGACGAATTTTTCCCAATCTAACACCCATTCAGCATAATTAAGTTCAAACTGAACTTTGTAATTGAACTTGTCTTCATCAGGAAATGGCACATTTACTGCCTCAACATGAAAAATCTCCCCATCCATGGTGAGTGAATGGGAGAGATGTTGAGTAACAATACTGGAATAATCAGGAGAAACGCATAAAAAACAGGTATTTGATGGGTGAATGTCCCATTTTTCCATTTCTATACGATATGCCATCTCCTGGATGAGTGCCATCTCCTTATCTTGGGATATGTAAAGGAGAGGTTTAGTCATTTTTCTTCTGTGTAAGTGGGTTTGTGAAAATTACAATACTCATTAAAGGTGATTTTCATCTCCTTATTGCTCAAATTGCAATGTTCTGCTGCTTTTGGAAGGTTCCACTTTGCTGTAAACAGCATTTCCATTGATTCTCGGGTCTCAGGTCTCACTTACCTTGACCACGATAGGGTTTACGTGCCTTGTTACGACTGGTAGCAGCATACTTTGTATTCTTGCTGTTACCTTGACGGGTGCTCTTGGGTTTGCCTGGTTGAAATTGAACGCCAGAAAGACCGATTTTGGAGCGAGTTGCCATGAATGTAGTGTTTGATTGACGACGTTGTAAGCATAACAGGAGTAATCCCCTTTGTCAAGGGGTTTTAGAACGCTCCTGCAAAGACATTGAGACTACCTACGGCAATCCTATCTCCACAGGAAATAAAGTCTCCTGCCCTACCAGGAGGTCTCATGTTGAAATAGACGTTCAGAGGACCCTGTGAGATCGCCCTGACGAGGTGTGGGGGCGGTGGATCAGTGCCAGGGCATGAATGGGGTACAAAGAGGTCTCCGACACGTCCTGCAAGACTTAAATTAACATAGATGTTTTTTGATGAACCAACAAGATTTGTTGGAGGATAACAAATATGTCCAGTGCTTGCTGCACCAAGAAATGTACAACCTTTCATGGGATTACTATTTTATTGGGATTAACGTATGGATTTGGTGGTCTACGACCAGTTTGTGCTTCTACCTTTTGTACAAAGCGTTTTGATGAAATATCCTTATTATCATATACAATTTGCCTAATTGTATATGTTCCAGCACCAATTCCACAAGAACTGGTGATGACTAAAGTATATTGCACAACAATAACATACCTTGGATCTGGAAAATAA